GCACTAAATATCAGGAAGTTACAAAACCATTTAAAGGAGCTTCCGGTGTCACACATCCATTATTAGCTGAGTCTGTTACACAATTTCAAGCACAAGCGTACAAAGAACTTGTACCGTCTGACGGTCCTGTGCGTACACAGGTTGTGGGCTTAGTAACACCGGCCACCGAACAACAAGCCGACAGAGTAAAAGATTATATGAATTACCTGCTGATGGAGGAGATGGAAGATTATACAACTGATATGGATCAGATGTTATTTTATTTACCACTATCAGGATCTACATTTAAAAAAATATATTTTGATGCAATGTTAGATAGACCTGTGTCTAAATTTATACCAGCAGAGGATTTAGTTGTTCCATACTACGCATCAGATTTAAAAGATTGTGAAAGAATTACTCACGTAATTAAGATGACTCAAAACGAAGTTACTAAAAAAATGGCAGCAGGTTTCTATAGAGATATAGAATTAATTGAGTCTAATACAGAACCTGATGATGTTCAGAAAAAATTAAATCAGTTAGAAGGTATTAAAAGAACGGGTGATGATTACTTACATACAATATTAGAAATGCATGTAGATCTTAATCTTGATGACTATGAAGAGTTTGATGACAAAGCTAAAAAAATAAAAATTCCATACATTGTAACTATTGACGAGGGATCAGGCGAGATATTATCAATTTATCGAAACTATAGACCTGGAGATCTTGGTTACTCCAGAATAGAATACTTTGTTCATTACAAGTTCCTTCCAGGATTAGGTTTCTATGGTTTTGGTTTAACTCATATGATTGGTGGACTGTCTCAGGCAGCCACTCAATCATTGAGACAATTAATTGATGCAGGAACTTTAAAAAATTTACCTGCAGGATTTAAGTCTAGAGGTATTAGAGTACGTGATGATGACCAACCAATACAACCTGGAGAGTTCAGAGATGTAGATGCACCTGGTGGAAACATCAGAGATCAGTTTTTTAACTTACCATTTACAGAACCAAGCGTCACTTTATACAACCTTTTAGGTTTTGTAGTACAAGCAGGACAGAAGTTTGCAGCGATTACAGACTCAAACATAGGCAATGACCTACAAAACAGAGCCGTGGGCACTACAGTGGCTCTTATGGAGCGTGGATCACGTGTTATGAGCGGAGTTCACAAGCGATGTTACTACGCAATGCGTCTTGAATTTAAAATTTTAGCTAGAATTTGTGGTGAATCACTTCCACCTGAGTATCCTTATGACGTTTATGGTGGCCCAAGACAAATAAAATCTGCAGATTTTGATAACAGAGTAGATATTTTACCTGTTGCAGACCCAAATATCATGTCTATGGCGCAAAGAGTGATGTTAGCACAGAATCAATTACAAATTGCACAGTCAAATCCTCAAATGCACAACCTACATGAGGCTTACAGACGTGTTTATGAGGCACTTGGTACAAAACAAATAGAAGCTATTCTTAAACCACCACCAAAACAACCCGAACCATTAGATCCTGCAAAAGAAAATGCACGTGCATTGCAGATGAAGTTGTTAGTAGCGTTTGAATTTCAAGATCACGATGCACATATTGCTGCTCATATGGCGTTTATGGCAACAAGAATGGTTCAGATAAATCCACAAGTGTATGCTTTACTGCAATCACATATATCTGATCACATTTCATTCAAAGCAAAAGCAGAAGTTAGAGCTGTGATGATGGAAAACCCACAAATGCAACAGTTGGCACAAGCTGATCCTCAACAATTTGAAATTATGTTTGAAGCTGAAGTTGCAAAAACTGCAGCACGTATTACACAAGAGCTTGCACAAACTGAAATGCAGGCAAATGCAGGTAAACAAGACCCATTAGTGCAAATTAAACAGCAAGAAGTTGATTTAAGAGCTATGGATCTGCAAAGAAAAGCTGAAGAGACAAGATTTAAACAAGAACAAGAAAATCAAAGAGCTGTAGCACGTTTAGAGTACGATTATGATAAACTTGCACAACAAGATAAGCAATCAGATGACAGATTAGATATCGCGGAGAGAAAACTTGAACAAAAATAAAGATCCAAAAGTAGGAACTGGTAAAAAACCTAAAGGTTCAGGTAGAAGATTGTATACCGATGAGAATCCTAGAGATACTGTTAAGATAAAATTTGCAACTCCAGCTGATGCTAATGCAACGGTTGCTAAAGTTAAAAGAATTAACAAACCATTTGCTAGAAAAATACAAATATTAACTGTTGGTGAACAACGAGCTAAAGTTATGGGTAAATCTAAAGTTGCATCAATATTCAAATCAGGAAAAAATGCGATCAGAAAAGCAAAACAAACGTAAAGGTCTAAGTGGAGGAGTTAAATCTGGGCCACCGCCTAAGAGAGGACCAAATCCACAAGGTATTACAGTTAAAAATGCGAAAAAAATCTTACATAAATCTTACAAAAAGAAGTAAACTACTATTCTTAGCTGGATTATTTGATGGTGAAGGTAGTTTTGGTATTTGGGGTAAGGGAAATGGCAGAAGAACCTTTCAATGTAGTGTTGAAATGTGTGATTTAGATTCTGTTCAAAAATTTGCTGATTTTTTTGGTGGCAATGTAATAAAATTAAGTCAAAGAAGAGCTCATTGGTCTAAAACATACAAATGGAAGCTTACTGGCACTAGGGCTTACGAATGTATTGATAAAATGATACAATATATGTGCCAACGAAGACAGGAGAAATACGAGAATGTGGTTTCAAGCAATTAAATTAGCTGTATCTGCGGGTAGTAAGATATATGCCAATAAACAAAAAGCTAAAATGGCTATGTCTGATGCACAATTATTGCATGCGGAAAGACAAGCTCGTGGTGAGGAAGCTTACCAGGGAAAATTGCTAGAGGCCCGACAGTCGGACTGGAAAGACGAGGCCGTACTTATAATTCTTAGTTTGCCCGTGTTGGTGCTCGCTTGGGCGGTAATAAGTGATGATCCGTCTGCTATGGAAAAAGTAAAACAATTTTTCGATATGTTCTCGCAGCTCCCGTCATGGTTCACAAATCTCTGGATCCTTGTCGTAGCATCGATATATGGAATTAAGGGAACTCAAATATTTAAGGGTAAAAAATGAATTTAATAAGAGATCTACAAAAACAGTTAAAAGAAAAAAGAATGAAAGAATCTGCTGTAGCACAACTTCGTAAAAGAAGTAAAGACTCACAGTCTAGACCTAAAGCAGAAAAAAATATATTATCAACAGATAAAAGGATGCAACAGATATGACAAAATTATGCCCAAGAGGAAAAGCTGCAGCAAAGCGTAAGTTTAAAGTTTACCCGTCTGCATATGCGAATGCATACGCTAGTAAAATTTGTGCTGGAAAAATAAAAGATCCATCAGGTGTAAAGAGAAAAGATTTTAGGGGACCAAAACCAGCAGGTGCTAAAGTTGGTATGGCTGTGACTGCAGGAGCACAATCTGCTACAGGTAGATTAGAAAAGTCAGGTATTAAAAAAATGATGAGTGGTGGTTTTGGTATCTTTAGTAAAAAGAAAAAAAAAGAAGAAAAAAAATCAGTGCAAGAAGAAAACGCTAATAAGAAAAAGAAAAGACTTGAGGAATTAAGAAAAGAAATTGGTGCCAAAAAAGGTAAGATGATGATTATGATTGCTGTTGGTAAACCTGTTAAAAAATCTAAAGGTGGTGATGCTAAAATTAAAAAAGTAATTA